ATGCCGGGCGCGTCTCGCTTGGCTATGCAGAATCCTAACAATGTTGTCGCAGGAGGAAATACCAGCGTGGAAACCAATATCGGGGAGATCAAGATTTACACCGCAGCCCAAGACGCGAAGGGAATCGCTGATGACATGAGTACTGCTATGGATTCCCTTTTTTCGTCTCAGGCTAATTATGGGTTGAGATAGCTCTTTTGAGAATATCGACTTTTCTAATGTCAATGAAAAATTCTTCTATTGCGACTTTCGCTTCAGCAATAGTGGTCGACCGACTCATACCCATAACTCTCATGCCGGTTGTTTTCTCAGTTATTGTCTTTTCTTTGCGTTGTATCCCCTTGTGCAATAGAAAGTGAACCTCCGATCAGCTAATGGTTACGGAAAATTCACTTGCTTTGACTTCAATAGTTTCGCCGTTATTCAATTTTATAGTGAAAGTCTTCATCTTTATTTCCCAAATATTTCTCTAAAAATCTCAGTTTGATATTCGCGTTCAGCATCAGCAGCATCAGCATCAGCAGCATAAGCAGCATCAGCAGCATCAGCAGCATCAGCATCAGCAGCATAAGCAGCATCAGCAGCATAAGCAGCATAAGCAGCAGCATCATAAGCAGCAGCAGCATCAGCAGCATAAGCAGCAGCATAAGCAGCATAAGCAGCATCATAAGCAGCATAAGCAGCAGCATCATAAGCAGCATAAGCAGCATCATAAGCATCTCTCAATTCTTCTTTTGACGCTTCGCCTTTTATGAACTTTTCAACTACATCTAAGTAAATTTTAGCTTGTCCTGATTTGTCTAAATGTTCAACCCGTCTAGTACATCTAAGTTTAAATTCCATAACTTTCATATCGTAATCGGGGAGCACTCTCAAACACCAGATAGCATCTTGCGTCCCATTTGATTCAAGTATAGTTGTAAATAGCAAAGGATCATCGTCACTCTTCGTTTTACCTAAATAAGTTAACAATCGCTTCCATCCCGAAGCGCAAGGGCTATACTCTTTAATTTCGTTCAAAGTTGTATGCATTCGATCATTTCTCCGTTTCGTTAGTTGATGTAGCCATTATGGATAAGTAATTTACCTTTGTCAACACTTTTCTAAAATGTTATGATGATTCATGGCTCTCATTCCTTTCCCCAATGTTCCAAACTCGCCGGGCGTACCGTTAATCCCACGTTCGCCCAATTTTCCGCCGCTTGCCGGGATCGGCTTAGGTGTACTTGAAGGCATTATTTGGCGCAGTTTCCAGATAAATTCTCGATGGGGAATATTCGATAGTCAAGGGCGAGCGCTTGGCAATCCTCAAAATTTGATACTGGAAAGCCTGGGGATCGGATCGACATTATCGACAGCGAGCGTTGAATTCGCCAAAGAAACCAGGGTAAGCGACTTTCCATTGGAAAAAGGCGGTTTTGCTAGTTACAACAAGGTCGAATTGCCAGCAGAACCGGTAGTCACACTGAACATTAGCGGGAGCGACTCTGCGCGTCAGGCGTTTTTGAATGACATTGACAAAGCTTGCAAGTCGACCGACCTTTACGATGTCGTGACTCCCGAGATCACTTATAAAAGTTATGCGATTGAGCGGTATAATTATCAGCGTAAGAGCGAGCGCGGATGTACGCTACTGCACGTTGAAATCGGGTTAAAAGAGGTCAGGGAAGTGTCCGCACAGTTTACAAAAGCTACACCAAAGGAGCCGGGAGCGCAGCCACAAGTTGACAACGGTAAGGTGCAAGCGCAACAGCCTGATGTGTCCACGTTGAAGAGCATTACCGACAAGGTGGGGTTCTGATATGTTACAAATCCCATTACAGCCGATCCCGTCTCAGTTTGTCAAGACCGTCTTGGGTGGTCAAAATTTTCAGATTCTTCTACAACAGAAAGAACAAGGGCTTTTTGTTGATGTGAACGTGAACGGCGTAGATATCGTGACAAGTGTGATTGCGCGGGATAACGACGATATTCTATGCCGAAAATATACTGGCGTAATCGGTACGCTCAGATTCTTGGATTTACAAGGATCGACCGATCCGGTTTATACGGGATTAAATTCCAGGTATGTGCTGATTTATGAATAAAAAGCGATTGAAATTCATAATCACGCTGGGTACTGGAAAGTTCGGATCGAGCGATAACGATCAGATAACGCTCGAAGGATACCGAGCAATCGCCGACATAGACAAGGCCGGCGGGATGATGATGGGGACCTTGCGAGCGCGGATTTACGGCGTGTCTCAAGATGATATGAACAGCATTACTACGCTGCAATGGAAACCTCAATCGATCATACCAAATACCGTAGAAGTTTATGCAATCGATGGCGGCAAAGAAACGTTGGTTTTCGCGGGAAACATTGTCAATGCTTGGGGCGACTATCAGTCCATGCCTGACGTGTATCTTAGAATGCAAGCTCAGTCTGCATTCATCAATCAGCTTAAGCCTATTGCTCCCAGAAGCTTTAAAGGTTCAATTGATGTTGCAAGCGTTATGGATCAGATCGCAAAGGATTTAGGCTACAATTTCGAGAATAATGGGGTCAATGTGACTCTGACTGATATTTATTTGCCAAATACCGGATTGGAACAGGCAAAAGACCTTGCTCACGCTGCAAATATTGATCTTTACCTTGACGATAAAACGCTGGCCATTACTCCGGCAAATAGTCCGCGCGGAGAACTGATACCGGAAAGATCGGCGGAATCAGGAATGATTGGCTATCCAACTTTTGACGGAATTGGAGTCAATTTCCAGACAATATTCAATCCTTCAGTAACGTTTGGTGGACGAATTAAGTTGACAACGGACATCAAACAGGCTGCCGGGGAATGGATTGTGACATCCATAGGTCATAGATTGGAGAGCGAAAAACCCGGCGGGGGGTGGTTATCGAATATAAGAGGAAACGCGAATGGACTCGCAATCAGTAAATAGTGGATTAGCGAAGCCCACAACGATATGGGGTGAATTCAATAATATTGCTTTTCTAGTTCAGCAAGCATTGCTTAAGATGCAAACCGCAACCCTTGTCCGCATTGAGTCTTGCACAAATAATGGCGGACTGGAACCAGTAGGCTTTGTGGATGTCACTCCGCTTGTTAATCAGATTGACGGTCAAGGTAACTCTACGCCTCACGCAACAATTTACAACATACCATATCTGCGCATTCAGGGTGGTTCGAGCGCCATCATTCTTGATCCGAAACACGGAGATATTGGAGTTTGCGTGTTTGCTTCGCGTGACATAACAAAAGTCAAATCTACTAAAGGGCAAGCGAATCCCGGCTCATGGCGGCAATATAACTTTTCTGACGGCCTTTATCTTGGCGGAATGCTGAATGGTACACCAGAGCAATATATTCAATTTAATAACACGGGCGTGACAATTACCGCGCCTTTGGTTACTATTAACGCCAATGTGCAAGTGAACGGATCGATAGTCGCTACCGGCGATGTAACCGGCCAAGGAACAAGCTTGCATACTCATAAACATGGCGGAGTTGTTGAGGGAGTAGGAATCAGCGATGTCCCAATTTAAAACATTACTTCTTGATCGCACTCAATGGGATTTAGTGCTTGATAGCAATGGCGACATTGCACTTGCTTCTCCGCCTTATGCTCTTGAGCAGGATGTAGCAAGTGCAGTACGCTTGTTTCTCGGGGAGCTTTGGTATGATACAACTAAAGGTATTCCATATTTCGAAGAAATTCTAGGGCAACTACCACCAGTATCGCTACTCACGTCTTACATAGAATCCGCAGCATTGAGTGTACCTGGGGTGGTAAGCGCTCGTTGCATCATTTCCAGCTTTCAAGATCGTTCAATATCGGGCGAGATTCAGTTCATTGACGATTCCGGCGTAGGAGGTTCGATTGGCTTCTAGCGTACCTCAGATTTCATTCACACCGGCAGGATTGGTTCTTCCTACCGATGCGGCTATTCTTGCGGGGGTTCAAGCTGACATTAATACCGCGTTTGGCGGTGGAGTCAATCCTGCTTTGGAGACTCCGCAAGGTCAGCTTGCGTCTAGCGAGGCCGCCGTAATCGCGGACAAGAATGCAGAAGTAGCGCTAATAGTGAACCAGATTGATCCTCAATATTCAGATGGCCGGTTCCAAGACGCAATCGCAAGAATTTACTATCTCACTCGAAAGCCAGCGACATCAACCTCAGTCATAGCCACATTAGGGGGCGCGAGCGGTACGGTTATCCCTGCCGGAACATTAGCTCAGGATACCGGGGGGAACACATATTCATTGACTGCAAACGCCACGATTGGCGTGGGAGGTACAATAAATGCGGAATTCCAGAATATTGCAACAGGCCCGATCCCGTGCCCGTCAGGCTCGCTTATCAAGGTTTACCAAGCTATCTCGGGCTGGGATACAATTACAAATGCATCCGCTGGAACTCTTGGGCAGGACGTGGAAACGCGTGAGGATTTCGAGTATAGGCGTAGAAATTCTGTCGCGCTGAATGCCAAAGGCACGCCGGAATCCATCTATGCTGCTGTGTTCGCCGTTGATAATGTGTTAGATGTGTATGTCATCGATAATCCCACGGGTGTAACAGTTAATACCGGAGCAACCAATTATCCAGTAATTGCTCATTCCGTTTATGTTGCTGCGGTTGGCGGGATTGATGCGGATATAGCACAGGCAATTTGGAACAAAAAAGACGTGGGATGTGATTATAACGGCAACACGTCAGTATCGGTAACGGACAATAGCGGATACAGTTATCCGTACCCTACGTATACTGTTAAATTCGAAAGACCTGCATCCCAAGCCATAAAGTTCGCAGTCAATATAGTCAACGATCCGTTATTACCATCAGACATAGTGACTATCATCAAGAATGCAATAATAGCACGCTTCAATGGTACTGATGGTACAGTGCGAGAGCGCATAGGAGCAACAGTATTCGCTAGTCGGTATTATGGAGCAATTAGCCTTGCATATAGCGGAGTTGCCATAATTAGCATATTGATTGGAACAAGTAGTCCTACTTTGACACAAGTGCCAATAGGTATCGATCAAAGACCTACATTGACTGGCTCCGATATTACGGTGACATTGATATGATTGATGTCGAGCGTACAATAATCAGTCAATATGGCAATAGCGCTACGATAACCGCACTCGTTCGCAATATCAACGAATGTATTGACCCGCGTGCCGATTTCAATACGTTTTACGATTACGTTTGGAATGTGGAAACTGCACAAGGATTCGGATTAGACATATGGGGTCGTATTGTGGGGGTTTCCCGGTTACTCAATATCCCACCTGATACTCCCAATCCTGGCGCTTACCCATTCACTCCCGGTGCTTATGAATTGAGCGACAGCCAGTATCGAACGGTCATCTTGGTTAAAGCTTTGGCTAATATAACCGACAGTACGGCAAACAGTCTGAATACATTATTGAGCAATTTATTTGCATTGCGAGGCAGATGCTATGTTCTGGATACTGGCAACATGAGCATGGAGCTAAGATTCGAGTTCTATTTAGAGCCGTTTGAATACGTGATAATTACTACATCCGGGGTATCTCCGAGACCAGCCGGAGTATTACTTAATATGTTCCAATGCGATCCCTCACAGACATTCGGATTTGATGAAGCGATTCAATTTCAACCTTTCGATCAAGGTACGTTCTATTCGCCATGAGCATAACTAGACCTACTAATTTACAAAAACCGTTCGCGGTTTCCGGGGCTAAGAATGTCATATCAAATGCCTCGGCGTCTCCGAACGCATCGTACACGGACGGATTCCCGCCGGTAACTATGCTACCACTTACTGCTGGGGGAATACCTCCGCAGGGGAAGGACTTCAATGGTATTTTTTATGACATAACATCGCATACAATATGGGTAAATTCTGGCGGTATGTATTTGTATGATAGCGCCTTGGCTACAGCTATAGGTGGATATCCTAAAGGTATGGTGCTGCAAAGTAACGATAATCTGAGCGCTTGGATTAGTCGGATCGACAATAATATGACTAATTTTAATACAACGCCATCGACAGATTGGGTTCTGTATGCCGGTAAAGGCGCGATTATCACAAAATATGAACTCTTCTATATTGCTCAAGGATAACTAATATGCCAATGCTAGGATCAGTCGATTTAGGTGCGGGGGGATCGCCCACTTTGCTATTCACAGCGGCATCTACGATGGCGTTTAATTTGCGGTTTTGCAACCGTAATATCACTGGTTGTCGAGTCCGCGCAGCTATAGGCGTAGGGGGTTCCCCGGTCGCCAAAGATTATGTCGATTATGATCTCGACATTATCGCCAACGGAATTCTTGAGGATAGTCTGTTAGTGTGCAGTTCCGGCGAAAAAGTTTGGGTTTATTCCAATACTGCCAATGTGTCGGTTAGGGCGTGGTCAGGTATTGGTGCGGTCAACGGACTTCTAGGTTCTGCCGATCTTACAGCTGCGACCCCAGTATTACTTTATACCAATTCGAGTACAATCGATGTGACTGTAAATGTTAGGTTCGCTAATCGTGGCGTAGGTGATTGTGGAGTTAGAGTTGCAATTGGTACAGGAGTAAGTGCAACAGCTAAAGACTACATCACTTACGATGCTACTTTGAGGCTTAGGGGTATACTCGAAGATTTCGGGATTGTAGTAGGACCGGGGGAAAAATTATGGGTAACCAGCAATGTAAGCAACGTGAGCGCAAGGGCGCACGCTTTATGAGGGTTGAATTATGCAAGTGACAACAGTACCAAAAGCGAGTTTTACGATTAACGGGACGTTACCGACAAAAATCGTTGGTGCAGGATATATGGGCGATTTTGGTAACGGCCTATGGCAAGTATTTTATGATTCTGGAACTTTCACTGTTCCCGCCGGTGTAACTTCGATTAGAGTAAGATGTGTCGGGGCGGGAGGAGGCGCTAAAGATGGCGGAACTGGCGGCGGGGGTGGCGGTTATTGCCATGGCGTGTTCAATGTCACGCCATTGACCGCGTATACTGTGACTATCGGTGCTGGCGGCACAGCGGGAGCATCGCCTACTGCTGGAGGTACTACATCGTTCGGCGCATTATTGAGTTCGACTGGCGGTGGCGCGGGACAAGCGACAATCTCATCTACCGGAGGAACGGGCACGGGAGGAGATTACCAAAGTTCTGGGGGTATTAGTGGTTCCGGTGCTAAGTCCGGCGGTGGCGGCGCGGGCAGCCAGTTAGGAAATGGCGGAAATAGTGGTGCGGGCAATGGTTCTGGCGGCGGCGGGGTCAACGGCGGATCGAGCATTACTACCGGTACTGGTGGCGGTAGTGCTTTTGGCAATGGTATTTTAAGTAGCGGTGGTCCCGATATATCAGGCATAACAATTCCTGCGGACACTACCGGGGAATCTAATCCTGCTCGGGCTGTAATACGTTTCCCCTTTGATTGCTTCACCGGTGGTGGCGGTGGCGGTGTGTCTTCTGCTCAGAGGCCGGGGGGAACTGGCGGTGGCGGCGGCGGTAATGCGGGTAGCGCAACTTTAGGAGGTAAAGGAGGTGTAGGCGGAGGTGCTGGCGGAAATGGTTCTGGTCCTGGTGGTACTGGGGGCATTGGTGGCGGCGGCGGCGGTGGTAACACTGGCGGCCCTGGTGGTGCTGGAATAGTTATTGTGGAGTGGTAATTATGGCTAATTTTGCGAGAATTATAGATAACGTTGCGATTGATGTGAGCGAAACTCCAGAAGATCATTTTCATCCAGATATTGCGGCAGAGTTTGTAAGCGTGCCAGATCAAGTAGCATCTGGATGGAGATTGATTGATGATATGTGGTCTGCTCCAGATACAACGGCTCCGTTAACTGCCGTCGAACCAAAGGAGGTCGATCCGATAACGTTTAAATTGCTATTCACAAGTGCTGAGAGGATCGCGGCTAAAGCGCTGCGCGCGAATGATGCAGCTATTGATGATTTTTGGGGAATATTGGATGATCCCCGTACTCGTACAGTCGATATGAGAATACCATCGATACAAGCGATCATTGAGCATACTTTAACCGCTTGCAGCGTGGAAAATGTAGAGGAACGTAAAGCGCAAATATTACAGGGAATCATACAATGAGCACGTATATAAATATTAATCCCGACAATCAGGCAACCAGGCAGGACGCGCTGCTTGTTACCGGAACTAAACCTAAAAAAATCATCGATACAACTGGTAGCGCCATTTACAATATCATTTGCGTAAATCTGCGAGATTCTGCCATTGATACTGACAGCGATTGGCAGATTTACGCGTGGCCTAAATCATCCCCTTTTGTCATGAAATGGGCTGTAGATAGCGTGTCAAACAAGCCCACTAGCGCTTATAGATTCAGAGCAAGTGATCGTCTCAATTTAAATTTCGGGTGATATTATGGCTGTAGATAGTTGGTATGAAGGTTTTCTTGAAGAAGGTCCGATCGCTAATCTTACCCAATATGATCCTTTGACTGGAATTTTTTACGTAAACGGAGTTGCCATTACCGGTATTGGTGCGGCTAAAATATACCCATTAGGTGGCCAGCCCTATCCCTGGGAAGTACCGGTTGGGACTGTAGTAAAAATTGACGCTTCTTGTCTTTCCGGCACTGGAGCAAGGTTGCACCCGATTGAATTGGTTAATGATGGTATTGTTTGGCTGCCAAATGGAGAGCAGGTTCTCTACTCATCTTATGGTAACTACACAACGCCAGCCGCAACGGTAACACCTCCAGCAATAGCTAATACAGAAAAAGCTTTCTTTTCTGCGACAAAACCAACAATCCCGCAGCAATTTATTTATCTCGGCATGGGGATAAGGATACGGTCAAAATCGTATAAAAATGATGCGGATACAGCGGCTTCAACTTTCCGCATAAGGTTCGGCACAAGCACCGGCGATGGAAGCAATAATATGGTTGTTCAGGATTTTACGGCAGCAACAGCAGGCTCTGAAATATCGTTTGACAATACACTGAGAATAACTGCTCTCGGTGACGCTGGACAAGCGATATTTACCGTGAGCGGCAGGGAAAAGCTTTACTCCACAAATACGCCAGCTAATAATTATTCCGGCGACAGGAATACGTTTTTTAGCACCGCCGCTGTTAATTACATTGCTCTTACGCATACAATAAATAATACAACCGGCGGCGCTGCGCTGCTCAATTTCTCAATCTCACTGGTGCCATAAACCATGACAATACTTACTTATACTGATTTTGTTAACAATATGGGTCTTGTTGACAAAACCATGATGAATGTTAACGCTCTATGGGTTTGGCCGACTAAGGCTTTTATTGGCATGGGGAATAGGATGCACGGTGATGGTCTGAGTACCAGCTACAAAACATATATCTCCGCTTCACCAAATTATACTACATTAACGACAAGCGCCTGGAATGATGTTGTTGGATGGGTACAGTTTATTCCAGCGAATGATAATACATGTACTAATGCCGCGGTTCTAGTATGGGATATTCAGGCTCAATGGTTCGACCTCACAGACAACACCTGGAAGTTGATTAATGCAAACTCACATCTCTATCGCAACCCATTTAATCTAAATTATTTCATTACCAACACATACGCTGGCGATGGAACTGCTGACAAAATATACACCGGCAGAAGCAATTTCCACAGAACTTGCAATGTAAAATTAGCCGCAGATCGAGCCTCTGCTAGCTCCGATACATCGAAATATAGATTTGTGCACAACGGAATTGTGCGTGCGTCACTAGACTATACAAAGATCGGAGGCATTGCTGTGATGTGCAAAGCAAAAATGGAGCCTATCTCAGGATCTCTGAACGGTGTGCCGTCCATTTATTTCAATGTTGGCGCAGATTATTACCCTGAGATTGGCGTGAATGCTGGATCAGGACTTTTAACCGGTTATCCAAATGTGCCTGCTGTGGGCGCAGGTCAGTTAAGACAGTTAACCACCACTGAGCAAACATTCCTGTTTGTTTCAGCGAAGATTAATAACAGTACAGACATCGATTTAACAAATAAATATGTCACAGATCGACCGGCTGGAACCTATCCGCATTGCATGAGCGCCGCAACCTTGGCTGCTAATGTGCCGCAGTTTATAACTTTTGATACGCCGCAGCCTGTTTACGTGGTAGACACACAAAATGTTGTTCTGGGGCCGAGAGCCTACACGCCGACAGTACCAACAGGCACAGTAAAATACGTTACATCAACGGGCGCCGGAAGTCATGACGGATCAAGTTTCGCAAATGCTATGACGGTTGCAGAGGCAAATGCAGCAGCGGTTCCAGGCGTACATTACTGGTTAAAGGGCGGAACCTACGCGAATCCAGCCAATGGCACTCGTTTTTACAACGGAGGCAGCTCTAATACAGCCTATGTAACCTATGAATCGTATCCCGGTGAATTAGCTATTTTTGATGGCTCCGCAGCGGCAGCTAGCGAAACAATGACGGGTATTAAGCTGCAGAATCCGTGGATACGTTTGATCAATGTAGAGCAGAAAAACTCGTCGATGGAAGGTATCCAGATTACAACCAGCGATTGCGTTTTATCCCACGTTGTCTCCCATGATAATAGATTAACAGGGATACAGGTATCACCTGGATATGGATACCCCTACTCTACCGGTAGAAATTTAATCCAAGACTGCACGGTATACGCTAACTCTGATGCTGACTATAGCACTGGATCATACGCCAATGGCGGTAACGCCGACGGGATACAAATACCTAATGGAAAAGATAATATTGTGGAGTACTGCCTATCGTATGGTAACTCTGACGATGGATTCGATGTTTGGCGGTCAACGGCAACTATCATGCGGAATTGCATAAGTCATGACAACGGAATAGCCGCAGGTAATGGCAATGGATTTAAGGGTGGCGGTAGCGTTAGTCACACTGATGAGTCACATGATCACGTGTTTGATCATTGCCTATCCTACAATAATAAAGCTATGGGTTTTGACAATAACTCTGGGGTGCATTGTACGATTAACCACCTCACATGCTACGGAAATGTTGATAGCGGGTTTTATTTTGAAAGTACTGCTATAGCCACAGGTAACGTTTCGGCGAATAACGGAACAGTCATGGCGGGCACTCCAGCCACAAACACCGGAAACACTTGGAATATTGGCGGAACGCCTACATTCCTGAGCACAACGCCAGGGGATGCAAATTTCCTAAAACTGGCCACATCTGGCGGTTATGGAACTATTGGATGTTTCTACAGCTAATGCTATATTCGCTGCGAATGTTCCTCAGTTCATCGGTTTAATAACCTATACATACAGTTTGCGGCTCTGACAAACCAGCGAAACGGACGGAACTGATAATCAGGAATTTTTAAAGAAATTTAAACTAGCGAGAATCTCATATTTGACGGCAATAACAGAATTGCCAATGGCTAATTGGCCTACTATGAGCATTAGATGTGCCGATGTGGGTAGTGGTAGGTTTCCAATATATTTACCCGCGATGTGATTTTTATCACATCCTCACAAAAATAATACGTTTAAACTGGAAGAGGGGACTTTTTAACGTGGACATGCAACATATGATAAACTTGACTTTAGGCGCTCTTCTAAGTTTGGTTGGATTTTTAGGTGGTCTTGTTTTTAGTTATCTTAACGGGCAATTAAAGGAAAACCGGGAAAACCTAACTAAGACGAACGACAAGGTAAGTCAAATCGAAGTTCTAGTAGCTGGAAAGTATATGACTCGGGAAGAAATGGCTAATCACACTGACATGGTTTTGAAAGAATTGCATGGAATCCGAGAGGATATACATTCATGCATGTTGCAGAAACGTAGGAAGGATGACACTCATGAGTGTTGAATTTTTAATTTTACTAGGAGTTTCAATCATGATTTTAGATCAAATTCGTCGTATCCGGGCCGCATATGAACAAAAAGTAGCAGCATTGGAATCTCAACTGGCTGAGAAACAAGCCATGCTTGATCAGATCACAAACCCCGATGTACAGGCGGAACTAGATGCGTTTGAAGCCGAAGTAACTCCGCCACCGGCAGCCTGAGCTATGTGGTCAATGATCGCAGCAAAGCTAGCTCCTTACGCGATCAAAATAGCCGTGACTTTGGCAGTAATTCTAGCCATTGTGAGCGGCTATTTTTATTGGAAGCATGAGGTTAAGGCGGAACAGCACAAAGAAGACATGGCTGAACTTGCAAAGCGCAACGCGAAGGAAAAAGAGGATTCTGACCGGGAATACAACGAAGCTTTAAACAAAGTAGTGTCTGCCCGGCAAGATGATCAATCTAACTATGAAAGGACATTAAAAGCTTATGCGAATATTATTAATGATCGCAAGTCTGTCACTGTTGTCGGCTTGCGCGATAAGTCCCGAATTACAACCGCGAAAAGTGATAGTTGCCCCTCAACCGGACAAACCGACATATCCCAAAGAAGTTTTGGAGCGGACGGAAGAGCTAGCGAAGAAGTACCGGAATTAGCAGCATTATGCTTGCTTGCTGCGGATGAAATTCGGAGGACTCATGTCGTACGATAGATCAGACCTTCATTTCAAAAAAGGCTACGTTTACCAGCTTGACCGTCGTTTCTACTGCAAGACCAATATCCAGCCTGATACGCGGTTATGCACGGAATACATATGCCTGGACACGAATGGGGATTTGTACATAGAGCGCGGTTACGCGTGGGATGGCGCAAGTGGGCCCACAATACACACGCCTTCCACAATGGCCGCCAGCCTTGTGCATGATGCTCTGTATCAGCTTATCAGCTTGGAACTACTTGGATTTGAATGGCGCGAAGATTGTGACAAGGAATTGCAACGGATTATGATCGAGGATGGTGCTTGGGAGTTCCGGGCCGATTACTTCTTCATTGGTGTTGAAGTCTTTGGGGGAAGGTATGCCCGGAAGGTCAAATCGACTACTATTCTTTGTCCAGGTTTGGCCCGTTGATTATCAAATGCAAAGCGTGCGTTACGTAATACAATGACAGGAATAATACGAGGCTATAGAAAAGTGTTGTTCCTTGATAAAGTTTGTAATCTACGATCATTGCTATGGTGTAAGGTGCGGTTAGCATTAATATCCCTTTAGTTCTATTTTTCATTGAATCGCGGTGTTGTTGGTTTATCATGCCAACAAGTGATAAGCACTCTGCCTTACATGCCTCTTTACTTTGATTATTTAAAGAAACCAGAATGCTTATCCTTCTTGGTGCCAGCTCTTACCCGGCTGGCTTAGGTTCATTTTAATACTGAAATGTTTTACCGCAACGTGTGAAGTCTAACACCGCAACATTACCTTGTGGTAACCACTTATCATACGACGGTAGTGTTCCTAATGAATTAGTTACGCCTTGCTTAACCGTAAACATTAGGTTTTCTTCTCTGGCCGCTTCGCATTCTGCGAGGGTAAAGAAGGTGCTTTTAGTATCCATCGGTATCACTACCATTGGGCCGGTCGACGGCTTAATAACCGCAGCTCCAGTAATACCCCAAGTATCTGCAAATGCTGTTGATGCAACCAAAAACGATACTGCAACTGCTAAGAATGCTGATTTCATTTGAATCTCCTAATTAAAATTAATATGCATCCGGCATATCAGCGGTTTAATGCCCGGTTTTGGTAAGACCGAGCGAAACTTAGGTGTTACGAGTAAGGACGCTAGCTGAAACAGGAAGGGTCGCCCTATACGCCACCATCCGATACATTACACGCCATGTACCAGGGCGTTCTGGTCTAGAAACCGAAATATTGTGAGATTTCTTCAATGCTCATGCTAGTCACAATGTATGCTAGCGTAATTGCAATGAAAATTAATTCAGGACTGCTTTTGTATCCCCGGTAATTGTTTGTTTTGTAGTCTTTCATTTTTCCACCACTCCGTCATGTAAATTGCAGATTTAGTCAATCCTACTTTCTTAGCAGCTTGAGATGCATTGTAGCCCTTCTCAAGCACTAAAATTTTGGCCTTCTTCATTGCTTCAGATTCTTTTGCACCCATTATTTCTCCAACTCCAGTAAAGCTCGCAAAGTGTGAATGGCTTTCTCAATATCCAGGTTTCCGCCTTTGTTTTTCTCCCGAGCAAGATACGTGATCGCCGTGCCTTTCATGTATCCGCGAAATTCTTCGGGGGTCAGCCAGTTTTTCAATACCATCCATGGTTGATAATCTCCTAACTTTTTATAGTGGTCTCCGCCGTGTTGGATGTTTAGGGTCGAATTACTATCGCTTTCAACTAATTTTATTATTTCTTTTGCTACAAATTCTGCGTTTATGCGTCTGTCTAAAAATTCAGTTTTACTCATGGTCTGTAGAACGCCATTGACAAATAGTGCAGGGTCGAGGGTCTTCATAATATCATCTAGTTGCATTTCGTTATCTCCTTAGTTAATGTCGATCATCTTATATAAATTATTTACCTATGTCAACTAAAATTTGCAAACATTTTTGATAGTACCAT